ACCGTAACAGATGCTCCACTCGTCGCGCCAACCATGATCGTATTAACGGTGATGGCGTGATACTTACCGTCGTTAAACGTTGGCAGGCCAATATGTATTCTTTCCAGCGCGGGAGAGTCGGTAGTCGTTTCATACTTAAAGAACTCGCACGAACCTGTCACCCCACTTGGAAGCGTAAAGTTTAAGGTTTCATTAGCTTCCAACTCTTGAACTGGTGAATCATTATTGGTATATTCAACAACCATGTGATTACCGTTGTCTGCTTGAATCACATCAATCTCTCCAATGCCTGTATCAATTTCTTGACTTTCGTACTCAAACAACTCACAGGAAAGTCGAAAGATTGGAATATCTTGAAGCTGACGAAATGGTTTATTAACTTCAACAAATTTAATTTCAAACAAGCCTTTTGTCAAGGGGAAATAGATAAGGTCGCCTTCTAGCGGTCTAACGCTATTTTCTGAATATCCATACTGACCTATAAGTTGGTTCCAGCGAAGGTTGGCTATTACTAAGTTTACACTGTCACGAATTTCTAGACCAAACTTGGAAAGCAGTTGCCCGTCACCTTCAAATCCGTCAACACTCTCAACATACATTTCGATCTTATAAGCTTTTTCAAATACGCTTATAAGATCTTCGTTAAGGATCAAATCCTTCTTAACAATTTTCCGAGGGATATAATATGCATCCGTACCATATATTTGAATGGCCTCAATTATTAACGACTCGTAAAGATCTTGCTCTTGACGAGTTCCGTTTTGAAAATATTGGTTGGTTGCCATTATCCAATAAAGATGTCAAGAGGTTCTTCATATTTGAGCTGCCACGTTTCTTTAAGCTCTTTAATATCAGCAGTTGCTTGTTCATATATCGCTGAACCGTTGATTGTGACACCACCTGGCAGTTGCATTCCTTCAAACTTACTGAGGTTTTGTCCCCACTGCTTTTTGATAAGAAGCGTAAGAAGTTCCTTTAAACCCATGTCGTCAAAAACATCTGGATAGCTAGAAGGATTTACCGTTTGAAAGGTTTCAAAAATAATAAAATCCCCTTCCGCTACATGGTCTGCAATATCAGCGTGAAACTTAACGGTATTCTTATGACGGTTAAATGACATTGCCTGACCATGACCGTTAAGAATGTCTTCAACCAAGCTCATGTATTGAGATGTAAGCTCGTAGTTTAGCAAACCACCAGGGTTCCGCATCCCAAAGAAGTCGTTGAGATACATTTGGTATTTCGCATTAAATAATGAAGCGCTGGAAAAGTCTTGAAATTCAAGAACCCGCACAATCGAAAGAACCGCATCGGGAACTTCAATCTCATTACTTGCAAGTTCGGCTGCGGTTACTTCATGCTTGATTAAGGTTCTAACTGCGGCATCAGAATGGTATTCTTGCCAAAATTGAATTGCTTCGTCAATGCGATCTTCAATCTGATCGTCGTCAATATTAATCTCAACCACTGGTGCGCCAAGTGCTCTTAAACAGTAGTCAGCTAATTCGCTTCTAGTTGTTGGTTTAGCCATACAACTATTTATATAGTTTGGTTGTTAGGAACGACCATAATTCCCTGGCACCAACAAAATTAGTGGCGGCACTTCCGGCCAATCCCAGCAGAGATTAAAACCGTTATACCAATAACCACACCCATGAGAATATCATCTGTTGCATTCTTTAGTGTCTCTGAGGGCAACCCAAGATCCTCGGTCTTTTCTCTATACCAAAAGCAAATACCAAGTAAAGCTTTATACGCAAAGATGGTAATAATCAGGAGCAAAAGAATCTGAGAAACAACTTTCATTTATCCTGATCATCACGATTTAAAAACGGTATGAATCGAGTAGGATTCGCTGAAACCTTTTTAGCTACAGTAACAATACCTGTAATAACCTCTGGAGATATAACACCAACAATACCGTAAATCACCGCTTTATACAAACTAGAAATATCAGTTTGCTCTAAGATATACCATGCGATGCCACTTGATATTGCAGCTGCAGGAATCCTTTTGCAAAGAAGCTCAAACGTAATATTTTCCTTTGAGGAAAGAATCCTTGCAATCATACCCGACGCACCAATAAGTGGAACCAACCAGCCTCCATCCAAAAAGGCTTGAAATAAGGATTTTTGAGGCTCTTGCATAGAAGTGGTGAATAACAAATATTTATACAAATTGCGATCTTAGCATTGTATTAAATATAGTTTTTTAGCAAGTCCTTACCCTTTACATAAAGTAAAGGAATATGTTTGTTATCACCCATGATCCTTTGTAAAATTTCTGATGCACATATGATATCAGAAAGATTGCATGTGTTTTTAATATCATATGCGTGAAGTGCCGTTTCATAAATCTTTCTTGAATACTCTACACTTTGGTCTGTGACATAGCACGCACCCATTACATTTACAATAGACCCCGGCCACAATGTAATATCAGCAAAAGAATGCGTCTTATTAAAAATGTTTAAAGCTGCTTTACCGTTTTCTTCTTTTACATAACAGTGCCCAAGCGCGTTCCAAATAGAAGTGGTCCAGCGATAACTACTTCCAATTGAATTGGGATCTTCAAATTGTTTGAAACCTTGCAGGTCTTTATAAAAGCTTTCCAGTTCATCAATAGATCCCATGTCATTGTAAATATAGCGGTAAGCAAGCGTACAAAAAGCCATACTTAAAATACGGAAATTTGTTGAATAAATTTGAGCTAAGTTGAGAGCCCGACATCTTTGAAACCCTACGGGATCGTCGTTCTGTCGCGGAAAGTTTCTTACGAACTTTTTAGGATCGGGATCATAACGAATACTTTCCAACATCGCGTTGAACTCATCAAGATCCACCCCTGCAATGTTTAAATCACTGTCAGGAAGTGATGAATAATTATAACAAAGCTTAGTACCATTATAGGTTATAAGAACTTCGTTTTCTCTCCAAGAAATTTTAGGCACTATCATTATAAGACAAGTCCCACGCTTGACAATGCCTCACAAAACAGATTGTGTCTCATTCGGTATTTCCTTTTAAAATCTTTCAAAGAATCTTCGGTGAACAGATTTTTTATATCAAAAGATTCCACGTCAGGGTTCAAATGCGGCATGCCAACGAGTCTGGCAACTTCAAGTAGACGTTCGTCATTACTAAAAACGGCTGGAAAAATGCCAGCCTGCAAAGCAAGGAGCGCACCGTGCAGTCGTGAACCAATAAAATAATCATGCATGGATAATACCCCTCTCCAAGTATCAACATCGTTGGGAGCATACATTTTGTCTATCCCGTCTATTTTAAACGGATAATTTAATACCGAACCATCCGCTTCGTTTATCTTGATATCAACGAGGTCGGAAGGTTTTGCTTGATGCGGAAACTCAATATTTGAATGAGATTCAAACTTGTAATGCGATTGACAAAAATAGTTTACAGATTTAAATACATTGAAAGCTTTAAAATATTTGTGATCAGATCTCTTGACCAAATTACCCCCTGTAGCCAAAATAGAATCTTCCACAGGTGGTAAGGAAATACTATCTATTGAATTGGGAAAGGAATACAAGCTTGGGCACCCTAGTGCAATCGAGTCAATGTTAAAAACTTCTTTCAGTGTTTTCTTTGTTTCTTCACCCCTGACCGAAAGAACATCCGCGTTATCTGACATCCAGTGCAATAACTCAATTATAGCCGTGCAAAAATTATCCTTGGATAAGTTCGGGTTTGATTTGATATAAGTGTCTTTTACACCTCCATTTCCTAAACAAATTACTTTACTTTTTTTAAATTTTAATTCTGAAAAGTAATTTGGCGGTAACAGATGAAGTCTCTCAGATACACTCGTTATCCAACACGCCATATTAATAATTACAAAGTCAAAATTTTCATCTATGGTCTTATAATCTCTTACCAACTCACCTATGCCAATAGCGCACGAATTATTCAAATCATATTTAAAAATTCTATACACGCTTTCCATCCATACCAAATTTCCGCGATTTCCTCCGGCCTTGTTAAAGGTAACAGTATCATTCCATTGAGTAATATCTGTTTCTGATTTGTATGGACTTTTGATCTTATTAAACACAGTTGGGTACTGATTCACAAATGCTATACGTGGAAGATTACTATCACTCATATTATTCTATTGCAGAGGTTTTAACAAATCATTTGCCTTTACGTAAAGGCTATTAATCTTCATATCAGTGTTACCCATTATCAAGCCTAAAATATTTGATGCGTCGATGATCACAGAAACCCGAGAAACGAGCGATAATATTTCAAACTCACGAAGAGCCGCTTCATAAATTTTTATTGAATAATCTTCGCTCTGCCCCGTTACATAACATGCGCCCAAGGCATTCAAAATAGTTGTAGGCCATAATTTAATATCACCATAGGAGTGTATCTTATTGAAAATGTTTAAAGCCGAAACGGCGTTTCCTTCTTTTACATAACAGTGGGCTAGTGCAGTCCAAATGGATGTGGTCCAACGATAATTAAATTTACCTGAATAGGGATCACTAAATTCGCCGAAACCTTGCAGGTCGTTGTACATATTTTCTAGATCCTTAATGGATCCCGTGTCATCGTTAATATAACAATAAGCAAGCGTACAAAAAGACTTACTTGCGGTATTAAACCCGTTGTTAGGGACTGTCATCTAGCTTATTGGAAAGTTCTTTAACTTTATCTTCAAGCTGGTCAATGCGTCCTATAGCTTCAATAGAGAAAATGATTGCTTGATCTAACAGGAGTTTATAATCATCAGTTGACAGGGTTCTTTCCTTCGGCATATCAGGATCTCTAAACAACCGGCCATCTGGATTATTTAATAGAACCCGCATTTTCTGCTTTATCTTGGGTAGCTCAAAAAAGGTTTTCGCGAATTCATCAATACCACCTTCCCTAAAACGGTTTTTGTAAATATAAGTATCAAACTTCTTGGGTGGAACGGGTTCGATATAAGTGTTATTATAAACCGCTCGGGACAGCACTTCAGCAGATGTTAAAGTCTCATAAGCTCTAACGCGCAGAAGGTCAATACCAACTGCTTCGCTAAAATCATCAATAACATCTTCGCCTTCTTTATAAAGTCTTACATCAGCGATATCTTCCCACTTCAAATAACTCTTATAAATTCCCCTACCCCAGTTAACAAACCAATTACCAAAAGTAGGTAAATGATTGCCACATATTGCCCACTCGACAGGCTTACTAGGAAGAACTTTATGTATAAGTCCCCATTGATCCCAAGCAGATTTTAACCACTTGCCTGGCTCTCTTACATACACTATAATATTAACTTCAAGATCGTCGTCCCATTTAATAAGCTCCTTGAACAATTCCAGCATCTTATTATTATGTGATAATGATTCATTTGACCAAATAACGTGATCACACCCAGTCTTCTTTGAATGCTCAACAATAGTATCATACAACAGTTTAGTTTTTTCAGTGCTGTGCGGAGAATCAAGCCACTCGTGATCAACCTTTCTACCATTTGCCAGAATAGGCCAACTCCAGTTTTCTTCAGTATTCAAAGCGCCTTCATAATCGTTAAGACTTGTTTGAATAGCTGACGTTCCCGTTTTACCTAAACCAATGTGCGCTGTAAACTTCATCCAATTAATCTTTCTACCTTTTCATCCCAAACACTCTTGGAAAACTTTTCGTTAACCCGCTTCCTAGCGCGGTGAATCTCTGCTCTACTTTGACCTGTTAAATGTAAAAACAAAAGTTTGGCATATTCTTTTGCCTCATCCTCCATTTCAAAATCAATCATATAGTTTGAAGGAACAAGTTCGCTGACCGCACCAACATTACTAACAGCCATTGGAACGGACCACTGCATTGCCTCAAAATACGTAAGAGGTATACCTTCGTCAATCGAAGGACAAACAAGCGCGCTGGCCCTCTTATAAAATCTTTCCATTTGTTTATAGTCAATTCCCCGCTCGAATTCT